GAATGGGATTATAATGGCTGACGTAATTGGAATGTCTGATGTATCATCACCTGACACAGGCAAAGGAAGTCAATTAAAAACAGGTGGTAGAAGGAAACATAATATGCCAAGTAAAGAAAAATGTGCAAAAGAATGGAAAAAATTAGGATATTCAAGTGCAGCTGCTTGTAGAAATTACAAACCTAAAACTCAAAAAGCTGGTACATCTTCAGAATCAGAGCAAAATAAAGTAGGCAAAGATATGGCTAAATCCAAAAATTGGAGAATGAAAAGAAGATTAAAAAGACAGGCTGAAAGTGGTCCTAAAGGTTACTAATGTCTAAAAGAGTTGACTTATTTGGGCATGATAAGGGATTAGGAGATACAGTTAGTCGAGCAATTAAAACTGTCACTCGTGGCAAAATAAAGGAGTGTGGAGGATGCCAAAAGCGTCGAGATATATTGAACAGAATGATTCCTTACAGGAATCCATCGACCAAAAGCTACGAGTAAGAAACGGTGGGAGAATTGAAGGTACTGAAGGTGGATTGCGTATAGACGTATTTGACCACGATGAAAACTCTGAGTATGATTTTACAGAAAGTGATTGTAGTGTATGCGAACTTCCAGAGCATGCTCAAAATAATATCATAAGTGACATAGAGTACGAAGAAAATGCCTAAGAGGACCTATAAGATTCAAGGTTTTCATGGTGGAATGAATACTAATGCTGATTCAAGAGATGTAAGCGATATAGAATCACCAAGTCTTCAAGATGTAAAAATAAGCAATATCGGAACAATAAAAACATTAGGTTCTATTGCAGAAACATCTACTTCAAATACTTTACAAATCCTTCCAAACAGAGGATTGATTTCTATGGATGCTGATAGGAAGGTATCCGATAATGCATTGTCCGATGAAACTTTAATTATAGTATATGATGATGGTGGAAATAGTTTTGATGTAAAAGATAGCAGTGCTTGGGCAGCTGCAGAAATATCTTTAGATACATCTCATCCAGTTTTTTATTCATCTGATGGGATATTAAGAGTTGGTGACGGAGCTTTATCGCAAAACGGCCAATGGTATGGATATATATCTGGTGCAAAATTTGATGGACTAAATGCTGATTCAAATGATATAAATGATTGGATTTCTACAAATCAAGAAATAGCAACTCCAACAAGCGGAAGATGTTTAATATCAGACCCAGAAGATGGAAGCGATGGAAATACAGTTAATTCCACTAATTCTGAGTATGATGGAGACATAGCAGACAATAGTGGAGATAGAGAACCAATAGTCCATTCATCTGTTAATTTAAGAGTTGGATTTCAACATACCGATGTTTTTCAAAATACTAAAACTGATTGGGATAGAAACAGTTCAAGTCCTGCGAATGGAGTAATAAGTGAACCAGCGGAAACTGTAATTTATCCAGCTTTGGGAAATAATGTATTATTAATGACCGGAGCTTCAACATCTTTATATCATGATATGATATTAAATGATAGTGATTCTGGGACGTCTTTAGAATTTCAAATATCTGAACAAGATTCTCTTGCTCTTGGTGTCAATATGAGCACAGTTGAATATGGGAAATTAGATTATATTTGGGTTCTCATTAGTTCTAGCTCTATAGGTCTCTCCTCTTCAGTTATATCTTGGAGATTTTATAAAGATGATTTAATTGAATGGTCTTTAAATATGCTTATTTGCACTAGAGATAATGTATGGAATATGGGCGATGACGCAGATTGGGATAAAACTTATGATTATATTCAAATAAGAGCCGACCAAGTAAGCGGAAGTGGTAATGACCTAAATGATGCTCCAGATATATATTATCACATGCCTGTTATATTAAAAAATCCAAGTTTAGAAGGCTTTCAACCGGGGGTATATAACTTTCATTATACTTATTTATATGATGATGAAAGGCAAGAATCCTTACCTAAAAAATTTGGTGACCTATCTGAAGGCACTTGGGAGGATAATAAAGTAAATATAACTGGAGGTCCTGTACTTTTTAATTTTGATACATATATAAATCCTTTTAATGGAGATAACAGTGCATATTCTTTTAATAAAAGAATAACTGGTTCTAGATTATATTACAAAGTTGAAGAAAATGATAATTACTTTTTAATAGGTGAATTAGATTTTGTTAATAATGGATTTAAATGGATTCCAGAATCAGATACATTAGATTATTCAATGGCTAACAGCAATCATGCTGCTGGGTTATTGGCAAAATGTGCTTTAATTAAAGGCATTTCTCCAAATTCTGCAAATATAATAGACACATTTAAGAGTATAAATGGATTCAGTACAGAAGTAGACAGCTTAGAAGCCAAGTATAAAACAGCAGTTGTTCATGGAAGGAGAACTTATATAGGAAATATAAAGCAAGATGGTGAAAATCATTCTGATAGGATGCTTAAAAGCAGAATAAATAAATTTGACACATTTCCTTCTAAAATGGGATTAGTCGATGTAGCAATAAGGGATGGTGAAAGCATAGTCAAACTAGAAGCGTTTGCAGATAGAATTTTACAATTTAAACAAAAAAGTTTATATGTTATAAATGTATCAGAAAATGTTGATTTCTTAGAAGATGTATATAGAAATAAAGGATGTGCATTTGATTACCATGTTACTAAAACAGATTATGGTATTGCTTGGTTTAATGCTTTTGGTGTTTATTTATTTGATGGAAAGTCTGTAAAGAATCTTTTAGAAAAAGATGGTATGAGAATTATAAGTGAATCTGATTGGGAAACATTTATAAAAGATGGAACAGACGATACTGATATGTCATCTGCTCATATAGGATATATAGCAAAAAGAAGACAATTATTAATTAAGAATGAAAATGCAGATGTTTTCATATATGATTTAGTATTAAGAGCTTGGACTAAAGGAATTGGTAAAATTACAGTTTCTACAAATATGACAAATTTTGCTTTAGATTCAGACCAAGATTTATTTTATGTAACAGATACAGATTCTAAAATAAGAACTTGGAATCCAGATTCTTCAACATGTAGTAATTTTTTATATATATCAAAAGATATTGATTTTGGAGAACCTTCAGTTAGAAAAAAGATTTATAAAGTTTATGTTTCTTATTGTTCAGATAACAATGGACTTCCTACTTTTACTTATGGTGTGAATGGAGACACAAGCCCAACTACTGCAGTTTCTAGTGGAAGTTTTTCAGAATCTCAATCTAAATGGGCTCAAGCAGAATTTAAATTTGGAACAGATGTAAATAAATGCTATTCTTTTCAATTTAAGTTATCTGGGTCAACTGGATTAGGTTTTGAAATAAACGATATTACTATTGTATATAGATTAAAGACAGTGAAATAATGGCACTAACTAGAGAAGAAAGAAAACTTTTACATCAAAAATCAAAACAACCTACTTTTGGTTCTGGAAAACCTGACTCTATGGAAGGGTTTGAAGGGGATGTTTCTTATAGAAAGGTAGAAGGTTCTGGAACAGTTCAATATTTAAAACAAGATGGAGATTGGAAAGCAATATCGTCTTCAGGTGAAATGCCAGCAGTAAGAACAGTTGGAAGCTCTTCTGTTGGTTCTAGTGGTACTTCAGACCATAGTATTTTAAGTAATTTATCTTCTGATGACCATATTCAATATTTATTGATTAATGGTTCAAGAGCGATGACAGGTGATTTAAGTTTGTCAGGTGGAGATGGGGCTTTAACATTTACAGCTGATAATAGTTCTATAAAAATACCAGACGATAAAGCATCTAGCCTTGTTATAGAAGAAGCTGATAATGCTTATATAACTATCACTACAACTAATAGTAGTGAAAAAATAACATTATATGAAGATTTGTATATAAATGATGGAACTGATGATGTATTTCATTTTGACCAAGCTCTAACTCAAATGTATATATATGATGATACTGCTAATTCAGAAACTGGATTGTATGAAAATTATATGAAAATACAAGTTCTTAATGGTGGGCCTACAAAATTAAAAACTGTAGATGCTGATGGTTCAGTTGCACACTTTACTATGGACATTGATGGAGATATTGTATTAGATGCGGCTAGTGGAAATACCTTACTTGAGTTGAATGGAACTACCTATGGCACATTTATTTTAAATAGTAACAATATTGAATTTGATGTAGAACTTGGAAATTTAACATTAGATGTTGCTGGTGATATATACTTAGATGCAGCTGGAGACCATATATACTTTGCAGATGCTGGGGATACCAGAATAAGATTTACGCTAGACCCTTCTCCAGATTTAAAATCATATGGAGATTTTACAGTAGATTCTACTGGTAATATAATTTTATCAGCTGAAGATGCTAGTGTAAGAATATCTGACGATGATATTGTATATATAGATATACACAATACAGACAGTACTCCAGAAATTGATGTTACTGGTAATTTTACAATAGATGGCAGTGGTACGATTGATATTGATTCAGCTTCAACATTAACATTAAATGGAACCTCTGCTGTTAATATACAAGAAAATGGGACTAATGTTATTAATATAGATACTCATCGGTATATATATTTTAATGCTTATGCTCAAACATTGTATCAACAATACGGATTTCATAATAAAATAGATAAATATCATCAAACAAGTGGCAAAGATGATTATGACCAAAATTATTCAATATTATCAGAAAGTATAGTGTCTTCATCTTATAATACAAATTATGGAGGTTAATAATGGGTAAAATGACTCCATTAGAAGTTGTAAAATATATTAAATTTCCAGATAGAAGATTAATATCTGGTTTTTTAACTATAAATATGGTTAGTCATTCAGACAATGATGGTTTAGATGATGCAAATCAAGAATATCAAGACGGATGGGGCGGTGGAGACGGAGAATCAGAAACATCACACCCATTTTTCAGTACCGAGCCTGATAACCCCGGTAGGAATGGATATAAACATTCATTTGGCGATTATGATTGTTTATTGTTTTGGGTTGCTGGTGGAATGACATTACACGCTCCATCTTTTAGCTCGAGAATGTCTCAGGTAGAACTAGAAAGTGGTGGATTTTTAAGTGCAAGTAGTGGACCTGCCACTTGGACAGATGACACTGGAAGCCCAAATGATGCTTATGACAGTAATGAACATTGGTTTTTATCAGCAAATGTTGTTCATCCTTGTCAGCATTTTTTAAAATCTCATTTAATATCTAGAATTAATAATGGATACGGTCATACAAATACCGATTATTATAAGATACCCGGTATATTAACAAATCAATTTGAATATAATACAAATATTGAGGCTGATTGGAATAATAATGTAACTGCAGCTTCAAGTAATGCTATCCCAAGTAATAGAGAAGGTAATAATTATAGATATATTTTAAGTAATGGAGTATTTAGTAATGATACTGATGGCGACTATGTTGGTGGTGTAGCAGGAGCATCTGTAGAAGGAAGTTCTGGTGATTTAAGCAATGTATCTAATAATACTTATTTTCCTATGATTGAAGGTGTGGAAGTTTATGGGAAACATAAATATACAATTCCTTCACATAAAAATGGGCTTTCTGGTAGTAATTATATATATTCTAATACAAATACTTCAGTTGGTAATTACGCACATGAAGCAGGGTATTGGAGTATGGTTATTAAAATTAAAATAAGAGCATACCATCCTACTAATACATCTGGTCAAGCAACAAAAGAATTTTTTAAATCAAGAACCAATGTTATGTTTCAGCCATTTGGGGAAACTGCAAGTTTCGATATAGGCAATTCTCTACACGCATCATAATGCTATTGGATAGAAATAATATGTTTGTTAAATTAAATAGTAAAAGTATATAATCAATATGGCTAAATCTCTGTTTCAAGCCGGTTTGTCTGCTGGTAGGGCATCTGGTAAATATCAAGCAAGTTTATATGACATTAGCGACCGATGGGGAGCGATAGATTATGAAACAAAAAAGGCAGCTATGTCTTTAGATGAATTAAATGAAAAAGTTAAGGTAGCTGCTACTGGATTAGAATTGGCAACTACAGCGTCTGGTATGTATGAAGATAAAAAAACATTAGAAACAGAATATTTGCCAGAACTTGAAAAGAAAAGATTTCAAAAAGAATATACTGGAGACCTTTCTTTTGAAGAATTTAAAGCACAAAAACCATCAGAATATACACAAAAGTTTGAAGCTCATGAGATTGAACGAAACATATGGGATAGATTAAAAGGCGATAAGCCAATGTATCAATTTGGAAGTGGAGATGAGGCTACTCAATTTACAAAATCTAAAGTAACAGCTGCTGGTAAATATGCAAAAGGAATATCTGATTGGGATGAATTGGGATTAGACTCTTCTGATTATTTCGGGTTTCAAGAAAATACGGGCGATATAAGTACATATAAAGCTGATTATGGAGATTCTGATTTTAAAACTGGGGCAACGTGGAGCTTATTAGAAGAAGCTGAAAGAAATCAATTTTCAGAATTATATCCAAATGCCACATCTGAAGATTTATATGATTGGACAAAAAAATTATGGAGCTCGAATGAGTAATTCAATAGCAAAAAATCATTTATCTTCTTTAGCCCAAAAAGGGAGACATGGAGATGATAGAATACTGCAATTCTCCGATGGAAGAGTTGAACATGGTAACGCTTTTGAAGAAAAACTAATGGGTGAAGCACTTGGAGAATCTCTTGTTGATGCTATTGGTTCTAAAACAATTAATCCAGAAACTGGGTTAAGAGAAAATTGGGTATTTGAAACGCTTACTCTTTTATTAGGAGCTGGGTCTTCATATGCTTCTGGAGCTCTTGGAGAGGATGCAGCTAAAGTAAGATTAGATGAAGCTACTGCTGGAAAAGAAGATGTTGAAAAGTCTCAAATGGAATTAACAAAAGCATACGAAGCTCAAAGAAATTTAATTAATCAAAAATATGCTTCTGATATGGAACAAATCACTGAAAGCAAAGGTCAAATAACTGAATCTTTTGTGAAAGCATCTGGTCGGCAAGATTTTTCAAAAGCTTCTGGCGATTTAGAACTTCAAAAAACTCAAGCTCAAGAAACTTTAGAAAGAAAATCAGAAGGCATGCTTGGAGAAGCTGGAAGAACTTTAGGTGATATAGCTTCAAATTATGAACAATCTAGAGCAAAGCTAAGAGCAGAAAAAGAAAGGTTTGAAAGAGAAATAAGTTTATCTCAACAAGCATCTGATAAATGGTACTTAGGTAAAAATATTAGAGGATGGGGGGACCCAGATAAATTCTGGAGTTAATTATGGCAGCTGAAGTATTACAATCAATAAATAGAATATTACAATATAATCAACAACGTGACCAACTTAAAGTTCAAGAAGCTCTTGGATTTATGGAAATGGCTCAAAGCAAAAGATTTAAAGAACTTGAACTCCAATTAAAAAGCGATGAAATGTCAGCTTCTGAAAGATATAGAGAAGCCCAAGTGCAATTAGAAAAAGATAAACTTGGAGTAAGTACTTGGCAAGCAAAACAAACTGAAGAAAGATTGGATGAAGAACAACAAATAAGAAAAGACAGAGAAGTTAGATTAGGGAAGGCTGAAGGAAGAGCATTGGAAGTGGAAAACAGAGCTGCTGAAACGTTTAAGAGAGCAAAATTTGAAGATTCTTTAAAATATTTAAAACAAGAACAACTTGAAAATTCAGCTCAAGTAGCCACTACATTTGTAGATAAATTTGGATTTCAAGAAGCTTCTGTAATGGCCCAACAAGAAGGTGCCTCTGTTGATGAGATAAATACAAATGTAAATATTGCATTGTCTAAATCAGCTCCAAGGCTTTCTAAAAAAGAAAGGCAATTCTTAGCATCTGAAATATCTGGAAGTTTATGGGCAGCTGGCCAATTACAAACTAATCAACCTTTAGTCGATTTGCTTGATGTTTACCATGATTCTCTTGACAAAAAATCAAGAGGTGAAAAATTAGCAACTGGTGAAAAAAGAATATATGAAGCTTTGGCACATTTTACGAATATAAATGATTTAACTTCTTTATCTCAAATTGCAAATAAACATAAAATAGTAAATCTAGCTATAGATAGAGAAGAAGAAGAATACAGATTGCGAGGAGATATGGAACTTCCAGAACAAAAAGGAGACATGGAACCTGCCCTTGGCCCAATAGACCCAGAAGTAAAAAAGAAAAGAATTGAGACGGCTTTACTAAGCATTGGAGACTTGACAAATCTTAAAGAAAAAACAATTCTTAATCTAGATGAGTCTGAATTGAATAGGCAAAAATTAATGACTGCAAACGAGCAGAGATATATGATACAACAAGCAATTCAAAAAGCTGAAAGAGTACCAGAAGACCAAAGAACCGTTGAAGAAAATGAATTACTATTAAATAAAGATGCTTTCTTAGAAGAAGCTGATTCAGCTGTAGACAGTCTTGCGGCTTCTCTTGAATTAATTGAAGATGAATTAAATAACAATTATTTTGATGCTTCATTAAATGCTTATGGAAGTGATTTCTTAACTTTCTAAATAAATGTCTTTAACAAAAACTCAAAAATCCTTATATGATAAAATAGCATCAGGCTCTCAGCTTCAATCTGAAACTGACTTTGATTTTTCACCAGAAAGAAAACCCTTATCTGATGATACATTTTCTACTCCAGACCTTCAATCATTTGCAGAATCTCAGCAACAACAAATAATAGGCGAAAATAAAGTATCTGCTTGGAATGCTTTAGGAGCATTTGCTTATCAAGCTGTAGATACTGGAAGCATCGGACTTGCTGGTGTTTTAGCTGATTTAATAGCTCCCGGTACTGAAGAATATATAAAAGAAGAGGTTCTTGACTTAGAAGCCCCAGAAGCTAGACTTGCTGGAATGGCAGGTTCTGTTCTTGGATACGTTCAAGGAGCTCCTTTAAAATTAGCTAGGGGAGTAGCTGGGAAAACTATATTACCATTTGTTGCTAAAGGATTTGGAAAGTCATCTGAATCTGCTGTACTAAAAGAATTTACAAAAGCTGGTAAAAAAGCTGGAATAGATAAAAAGACAATAAATCTACTTAAGAAAGATATTAGTGGGACTATTGCAAGAAACGCTAATAATGCTGAATTAACAGCTAAGACATTTAGAAAAAGTCTATCTAGAGAAGTAGACCTACAAATAAAAGCTTTACGAGCAACTGGTAAATTAAAAAGTGCCGAAGCTAAAGCTCTTAGGGATATGACAAAGAAAGTTGCAGAAAAAGGTGTACCAGTTCAAGATATGTTGCAATTAGGTAAGCAAATATATGGCAATACAGCTAGGGGAAGGATTCTTGGGCAAGCATTAAACGATGTATTTGTATTTAGTTTTATTGACGCAGCTATGGAAGGAGTTTATCAAGGCAAAGAAATATGGAGAGGTAAACAACAAGAATTTAATTGGGCTAATTTTTCTATTGCAGTTGGAGCAGGTGCTCTTACTGGGGTAGGATTATCCTCTATTGAATACTTAAAGCCTTTAGGCAAGATAGCAGATAGTAGGCGTGATTTTCTTGATGGAATGAAATCTATTTTTAGAAGAAATCCATATAAAAATATGAGTCGTAAAGAATTAGCTGAAAGATTAAGATTTATGGGTGAAATGAGGTCTAGAAATGGAAAATCTACTGAAGTTGTAATTGGTGGGAAAACATATGACTTATTAAGACATCCACATGATGCAAAAATGGGAGCAAAAACCCTTAGAGAAGAGATTCAAAATGATTTTAAAGGTGGATATAAGTCCAAAGTAGTTGGTTATTTAAATAAAGAAAAAAATCAATTTGGTAGAGACCTTATGAAATGGGCTACTAAAGAATCTTGGAATAGCACAGTTAAAGCATTACCTAGAATGTTTTTAGGTGGAGCAGTATTCAATGCGGCTCATTGGGCTCAAATGAATCTTATGGGAGCTCAGTATGGAGTTGATTGGGATAATTATGATTTATTAGGCAATATGATGATTGGAGCATATACCCAAAGAAAAGCTAATCCTGAAAAATGGGATTTAGGAAAAGATATTAATAAAGTAAGGGACGGTTTAAGGACATTGGGATTTGATGTAAAGAACTTTCATTACTCATCAAGTTTTGATTCACCTAATAATAGATTTGGAAATGCTTTAGTAAGAGACAATGCTGAATTAAAAGATTATCTAATTGAAAATAGATTTGCAAGTGATGATGATTCTGGTATAAATAACGATGCTCTTCCAGAAGGTGAAATGTCTGTGCAGGCTGCTATGGCTCAGCGAGAAACATTTCCAATGCTTCCAAAGATACTTAAAATGGTTAATGAAACATTTAATTATTCAAAAGGATTGGATGAAATAGGAGCTACTGAGGCTAGGAGATTAATAGAAAATTTTAAAAAATTAACAGAAATAGAAACGGTTAATGATTTTGAAGAGAAATACAATCAAGAAATAATGGACAATACGGCTTCTTTTGAAGCGCAATTAACATCCATAGTTGGTAATTTTGTAAATAAATCATTTCCAGACCTTGCTACTAAATTAACAACTCGTTCATTGAACAATGAACCAGATACATATATTGTACCTCATATAATAACAATAAGCAAAGAGCTTAAAGAAAAGGCAAGAAATGGAGAATTAGATTATTTAGGTGATTTATCTGGAGCTGAAGCAGTTAAAGAACTACAGAATATGCTTGATAGTTATGAAATGATTCAAAGAGGAAGTGTTGTTCTTGGTGATTCTGCATTTAATCAAGCCGAGAAACAAGCAACGATTAGGAATGAAGAAACATTATCTTATTTGTATAATTCAATAAGGTCATCAGAAAAATCTGTAAATGAATTATTTAAACAAAAAGATAGTATATCAAGAGAATTTAGATATTCTGATTATGGTGATTACCTACCATCTGTAATGGCTAACAAAGCATTATCAACATCTAAAAGTGTTATTAATATATTTTCGGAAGATTATATAAAGAAAGATGAAGTTTCAACATCATTAATAGACGCAGGTCTTTTGACTGAAGATGGAAAACTAATAGAAGGTGTAGAAAAGATTGATTTAGATGGGTTTACCGATGCAGATAAGGCCGACATTAGAAGAAAGTTGCAAAAAGTATTAGCTATACAAACTGCTGTTGGTGGATACGAGGTATCTAAATCAAGTACAAAAACAACTCCAGATGATGTTGTAGCATTAGAAGAATTTTTAAAAGTTGAAGGTTTTGATTTAAATAAGACAGGGGACTGGTTCCATCAAAAAGTTATTCAAGTAATTAATACAGATAAATGGAAGAATACAAATATACAACCATCCGAAGCTGAATTTGTAATGACGCAAACAAATGGTACATATGGAAAAGCTGAATTTAATGTAAAGACTGGTAAAAATAATTTCATATTAAGAAAAATAACAAGTCCAGAGGACCCAACATTTGCAGCTAAATATAATAGATTCATTGAAACAATTGCAGATAAATCAAAAGGTTTAATTCTTGTAGAAGATTCATATATCAATATACATAGTAAAGAAGCTGCTCAATTGGATTTAATAATTAGAAATGCTCAATCAAATAGAAATACAAATGAAGAAAATATAGTCCTTTCAGAATTGTTTGAAGCTATGGAAAACAATGGATTAACAAATGTTAGAAGTAAAATGCATAGTTTTATCCAACAATATGGTCAGCAAGCACAAATACAGATAATGACTTGGTTGCATAATGCTGGTATTATTACAACAAATAAAAATTATGATTTAAAAATTGATGCTGAAAAAGTTGCTTATGATTATTTTGAAAAGGTAGATAATATATTAAGCAGAAGAGGGTATGATGATAATTATGTTGATAGAGAATATGAAAGACAAGCAAATCTTTCAAAGGGTAGATTTGTGGGAGATGCTGAGGATGTTGTAAAAAATCCTTCAATATCCATGCAACAATTATTTAGTAAATATCTTTTCCTAGAGCCTGAAATGCGTTCACCTTTTTCAGATGATTATGTTCCTATATATCAAAGTTATAAAGACCATGGAGCCGAAGCTCAAAAAGAAATATTTGATACTTTAGTTAAGGATGACTTTGACCCAATCACAGAAGACCAATATTTTAGAGCAGATGCTATTAAAATATTAATGAATAGAGCTGCTATTGAAAGAAACAATGAAATAATACCGTTAAAAGATTTAGGAATAAGAAAACGAAAAGAAATTGTTGAAGATATAACTCAGATTTTATTTGCAAGAAGGAATATAGTTACTGGTAAGGAAATGAGAATCCATAGCGACGGTCTTAGGGTGGAAGATAAACCTTATTATATGCAAAAAAATGAGATTACAAATCTTTTTAAGGAAATGGATGTTGAACTTATTATTTTTAATACAGAAGTATTAGCAAGGGGATTTAATCCATTCACTAATAAACATGAAACAAGGTTGTATAATCTTGATGATTCTTCTCAAAACATACCAAAATGGTTGCAAAAAGCAATAAGAGCTCAAGAAGCAAAAGTTAGAAAGCAACTTGGTAGTTACGGATTTGATTCTCTTGGTAATTTAAAAAGCATACAAAGAGTCGAAGACTTAGACGATAGAATTGCTGAAGGTTTTCCAGGCGCATATTCTGTCCCAGATACAGGTTTATTAAAAATGAGAATGTATAATGGAATGGACAGTATTATAGTAAAAGCATCTGATAGAGCTAAAATTGCTGATACATTTATGTCTTTTTATGAAAAGCATGTTACTCCAGAAAATATAACAAATAAAAATCATAAAAAGATTTTAGATGATTTAAATGCTGAATTTACAAAAGCATCTAAGGATGAAACTCCTTCAAGCAATGAGAATTACGAACTAGCTCTTAGGTATCTTGTTCTTGAAAAAATGGTTGGAAGTAATACTAATAAAAAATTATATGATACAATAAATGAATCTGATACTGAGAAAGTAGCTAAAATATTAAAAAGAGCAAAGTTGGTCAACACAAAGAATTTTGTAAGGCCAAGTAAAGAATATTTATACTCTGTCATAACTGCTAGAAGACAAATTGATAAGAAAGATAAAGCATCTGAAGAATTATTAAAAAGAATGAAGAAAGATGCATATACTGTTTCTATATGGAATGATGAAGGAAGTGCTTTACTTAGAAGCGAAATGAAAGATGTTATAAAAAATTATCAAGAAAAATATCCCCAAATAAGAAATTGGTCTTTTAGAAATGTTATGGGGAACGCACATAAAAAAGCAACTGCATTTGATAGTATATCTTTTATATCAAAAGAAATGATGGTGGAGTCTCATGCAATTATGGGACATAATCCAAATTCAAAAAATCCTATTAAACCTGTTATATCTTCTAGTGGAAAAGGTAAAGAACTTTTATTGGGTAAAACATTATTTGTTTATGAACCAAAGTTAGATGAGTTTTTTAGAAACAATGAAATAGATGTTCTTCTTACTAAAAGTGGAGCTAAGGTATTTGAAGAAGTGTCTTCAGATGTTGATAAAATTGATACAAGTATATTAAATAATACAAAATGGAATGATTTGCCAAATGTTTCTTTAAATGCAGCTCAAAAAAGAAATATATCCTTAGAATCAATAGGATTTAAACCTGAAAAAGACGCATCTGTAACAACTGCAAAAGAATCACCTTCTGATGCAAATTTATTTGATAATGCAGAATCGGGTTTAAAACTTGCTGAAATGCAAGGGGACCTAGATTTTGCTTTAGGACAAATGAGAAAAATATTAACAAACCCAATTTCAATGAGACAATTTATGATAGATGAGATTGGTGATGGTGAACTACCTACTGATAATTCATCAATGAGCATATCCACTATTAATAATATGTTATTTTATTTAACGCATCCAGATGCTAATCCAATGAGCTATAGCGATAGAATGGTAAAGAATAAATTGTATTCTGCTTTTATTAACAACATTATGAACAATACAAGGAGTTTTACCAATAGGACTGATGATAATGGACAGAATAAAAGATATGGAGGGCAATCTCCCTTAATACAAAGTTTAAGTGCCTTTAATGATAATGAATCTTCTAGGTTGCTACCTACATTAGTTGATGAAAGAGGTAATTTATTGATGAGAGGTGAAATTGCTTTACCTTATCACGAAAGAAAATCAACATTGGATAAACTTGAAGGTCGAGGAGTCCGTATTGTAGATAACGAAAAAGTATTTACTGTTGATGAATTTATCAATGATTATATATCAAAAATAGATGACGATATTCCACAAAAAGAATTACAAAGATTTAGAGATGTTCTTTCAAAGTCATCACTTGAAGATGTGTTTAATATTTTAAAAGAAGCTGGGAATGAAGTTGATTCTAAATATCAACTTGGTATTATATCAAGAAGAAACCCAAGAACAAGACCTAATGATATTACATTACTTGGATTAGCTGGATTTTTAGATGAGGGATATGGTAATTCTGCTATGGTAAATAGTATGGATATTGTGAATGTCTATGAAGGTGATTACGATGCTGATAAAATAGATTACTTTTTTGCTCACAATGATTATTTCTTTGACCATATAAAAAGGTCTCAATCATTCTTTGTTCAAGCAATAGACCCATCAAATCTACAAATGAAAGGTAATTTCCATTTTGGATTAACAGCTGATAAATCAGCAGAAACAATTGAAAAAATGGTTGGCGATTCAAGGTCTTATATGAAAGCTATTGGGATAGTTCAAAAAACTCCTAGAGAATTAAATTATTTAGACAATCTTTCAAATAAGAATTTCTTATCTACAAATAAATCGGCTATGGAAGATTTTATAAGAGAAGATGGCCAAGGAAATGTTGATGGACCTGGTGTATTATTTAAAAATGCAAAACGTGAATTAATAACTATTGATTATAGAAGTTTAGATTTCTTTATGAGAAGCGCTCTTGAAATGCAATACATCGTTGATGGTGATGGACAACTTAATCCTGAAATTGCTGGTGATATTTTTTCTTGGAAAGATGATTTCTTGTTTCCAGAAATATTAAAATCAATAGCCCCAAATGAATTTACTACTAGAGATGCTAAAGAAGTTGTTGATAACAAAGGAGCTAATAATGATGGTAAAAGAGCTAGAATATTTCAAAAATTAACTTATGACAAAGCATCTAAAAAATATAGAGAATCTGATTTAGACCTTACAAATGCTGAAAAAGCAATTATAAAAGAAATGATTTCTGAGTACAGCGCATTGCTTCAAGTAACTGGGAAAGAACATTATGCTGATACTGGTGAAGGTCAACGTGTAGATTTTGATTCTTTTATTAATCAAGCAAATACATTTATAGGATTCAATAAGAATTTAGAGTCTGGAGTTTGGAAAAATCTTACATCTAAAAGAGCTTTAAGAGGGAAAGATTATGAAGAATTAAAAGACATATTTGGGTTTGATTACAACAAGAAAAAGAAAAGAGTTGAGTTTAAAAATGATTTATTTGAATATATAAGAGGTCAAGGCGAGAATATATCAAAGGGTGAAAGTGGTTCTTATATAGATAGAATGGTTGTGAATATTGCAAAATCAGATTTATTTAAAAACGAAGATAGAGCAATTTTAGATGAAACAATGGATGCAGTAGATGATTGGTATGTTGAAATGATGTCAAATTCAAATGTAAAAGATTCTGATGCATTTGGGGATGACCTTGTTAAACAAGTATTGCAAGTAAATAAAAAGATTGGGACAGTTAAATATCTTGATAAAAAAATAAGGCAGATATGGAACAGCAATGCTGGATATGGTTGGAAAAATGAAAAAATAAAAAGAATAAAGTACGTTATAGAAAAATTAAAAGGTGAAATTCGTGATAATTATGGTCAATATGTTCCATTTAAAAATCAAGACCTAACAAAGATTGAATTTGTGAATCTTGAGAATGACCCAGATTTAAAATATGCTACTGTTTATTTCAACACAATCAATTCATTGTTAAAAACAGAAATTATAGGAGCTTCTAGATATGATGATTTTAAAAGTTCTCTTGATGATAAAGGTAGACTAGATTTAAAAAGATTAAAAAAATTAAGAAGTGGTATATATGGAGACACTTCACTCATAAAAGAGATAGCTGAATATGGAGATAAATCAATTCTTACAAAAAGAGATATTGAAATATTGAATAGTTACAATGCTGATGATTTTTATGAATGGCAAATGAAATACATCAATAGCAAAGTAAATGAACATGGCATGGAATTTTTAATGGCATTTATGGAACCATCAAGAGATAAGAAAAAAGTTGGAGTGTATAAAAATAGGGCCGTATCAATCCCATATGTAGATGTTAATAGATATAAACTAGGTATTAGATTTTTAACTGATTTAGTTCATGGTAGAAGAAAAACGCATGATGATTTAATTGATGTAGGTGTATATGATGAAGCTCAAGTTCAGAAAATAAAAGAGAATGCTCCAATATTGCTTAATATATTAAGAAGTACCGAAGGTCATTATACTAAGTTCTTTAGAGGTGACCATATGATGAGAAGAGAAAGCGAAGTAAATCGTGAAAGATATGGACTTGCAAGCTTTGACCCTTATTTAGAAAGACAAATAAAGAGTTATGAAGAGTTTTCTTGGATGAGAAATAATATGCCATACAATACGACATCAATAGTAAATAACTCTGTTCTTGATTTTTATAAGAATATGTATCAATCTTTAGGAAAAGGTCAGGAATTTGATAAATTTTTAACTGAATTAGACAATATTAGTGTGGAACTATCATCAAATACATTGACAAATCCATATAAATACATGGGAATGAGATTACAATTAGATGCTGATTTTCAAAAGTTTATAAGTAGTGGTATTGATTTTATGCAAAGCGGAGAGCATGGAACTGATAATATAGTAAAGATAACAGAGCATCCAGCATTTAAATTGTCAAGAGGATTCAAATTTATGGAAGCAAAAGCTGGTGAAGAGGGATTAACTCTTGAAAAATCTTCTAAAGTTATTTTAGATAGAATTAGGCAATTGTCTGTTCTTGATGCTAACTTAATTAAATCTAAAGAAAATTTAATGGTAAGAGAAACTAGTCAAGAATTATTTAATGAAATGAAACAAGGTTTGGATTGCTAAATGGCTAAAGCTGTCGATTGTAATAGATTAAAAAAGGGAAAATCCCTTTTAAGCGCTGTCGAATATTGGGCTAACGATAAAGAAACCCTTAAACATATTAAAGACCCTTACGAAGCTGCTATGAGATTGTTTGAGAGGGACTTTTATGTTCCAATGGAATTTGCTATATATGATGATAACAATTCTGGATTCTTAACTAATGGTAGAATACAAATGTTCACAAAAGAGTTGTATAAATTAAATGATAGAATACAATCTGGAGATATTTCATTAAAAAGTTTTTGGTCTGGTTCTGCCTTAGGGAAGAAAGACCCAGCGGTTGGATATACAATAGGTGCTTTGCAAAAGGTATCTAATTCTGATAGAAAAAGAACATTAGAAACAGAAAGGAAAGTAAACGACATTATTGAATCATTAAAAATTGCAGGTGGAATTGACGGTGTATGGTCAAAGGCAAAGTTTGAACAAGCAAAAAAACAATATAGAAAACTTGATTTAGATTTAATAAAAGCATTAGACAAGGCAGATAATGTAGCAATATCAGCTGCTAGAAAAGCAATATCTGAGTTTACTACAAAATCACCTTTAAAAATATTTGATGATTTTATAAGTATTATTGAAAATAAAATGCCAATAGCCATTAAAGAAAAGTATGACAGAGAAGTTAGTCTATCAAAAGATGAATCATTAATTCCAAAGCAAAGAAAACTACACGCAAATAATGTAAAGAAATATGACGAAGGTAAATTAATCATATTAAAAGATTCTGATTACCAAAGATTCTTTCAAAAAGAAGGTCTTGATAGAAATACAATAGATGCTGTTATAAAATATAATTCATTAATGTATGAAATGTATGGTACTTTAAAATCTGGTATCGAAAAAAGAATTAATACTGTTATAGCTCAAGTGCAAAGAAATAAAGGAGCTAAAAGCAAGACTGAAGGCGAACTTATAAAATTAAGAAAAAAACTTATATCTGATATTATGCCTTCATATAAAGAAGATGGTTATTTCCCTCATTACATAAGAGATTTAAATGCTTCTTATATGGATGGATTGATGCCTCATTTTGCAAAATTTGATGAAGCTTCTGATGACTTTAAAAATAAAAAAAAGAAAGATATTGATGGTGTTATAGCTGATATAAACAAATGGATTACAGATCATGCAAAATCCAGAAATAGAAAAGAAAAATTAGCATATTCACGAAACTTTATTGATGTTGTAAAAGGATATGTTGATGATGTAAATAGATTTAATACAACAGCATTTATGGATGAAGTATTAGTAAATGCTCGTAATAAAGTTCACGATATTTATAGAAATGGCGAAGATTCCAATTATGCAAAAAATGTTTCTGATTTAATAATCGACCTACATGAAGCTGCTAATGGTAATAGTAAACTTGGTGAGAATGGGCAAGCAATAATGAGGTCATTGTTAGCATTTGAGTTTACTTCAAAAATTGGTATCAATCCTCGTTCAGCTGTTAGAAATGCTACTCAAAGGTTGTTGGATTTTGTCCAATTTGGAAGACGCATATCTAAAGTTGCTAATCGGGAACTTGAACAAAAAGGATTATTTGGGGATGATGTGGAGTCTCAAATTGAAAATATATTAAAAGAAGCTGGATTGTTATTTGAAGATACTACACCAGAACTTTTAGAAAGTACAGTTAAAACATCTCCATCATTGTATAAACTTAGAACTATTGATGAAAATGGTAAAATAACATATAATAAAGAATCTTCTTTATCAAAATTTTCTGGGAGGACATCTAAGATAGCAGGTTACGCATCTGTACTTCATAGAAAGGTAGAAAACAGCAACAGAAAGCATACTTTTAAGATTGCCTTTGGGCAAATGCACAACCTTTTAAGAACAAGTACAGCCTATCAAGCAAAGATGGCCGAGAAGTATGAAAAATTGTCTGATACTGAACGTGAGTCTAAAATAAAAGTTGGTATGGAGAAAATTGCTTCTAACTATGCAAAGAACATGGTCATAGCAAATCATTTTGATTATGGTGATTATGCAAAAGCAAAGTTTATGAGGGGAGGTCCAAAGAATATTGGAAGGTTCATGTTTCAATTTCAACATTATGGAATGGAATTTCTTGAAAAGAATATTAGTATAGCTAAAGAAGCTGGTGGGGATTGGTCTTCATTTAGAAAAGATAAAGACTTCAGTTTTAAAGACGCTGAAGGTATGCACAAAGCAACGAGAATGGCTATTGCATACTTTATGGCTCCAGTTGCATTAGCAGCTATATTGGGAACAAATTTTGATAACCTTGTTCAACATGACACTTGGGATAGATTAAAGCAATGGGCCACTTTGTTTACTGGTGATGAAGAAGAAGTTAAAAAAGCATTTTATGGCAAAGGAGCTCTTATATCAACATTTGGAGGACCACTATTAAGTGATGCTATTGATATTGGAATCGGACTTGACCTAATAAATGCTGATTTTGAAGGATTGACCGATATGTTGATTGGGGTAGATGCATACACAAACGATACTAATTTATCTGACACTGGTAGAAAAATAAAGATACTTAATACTTTTTCCCAAAGAGCAACTGATAGACATATTCCTATGTTAATGAAAGGTCATATTGGTATGGCAGCTCAACAAGAATTGGGAATTTATCCAAGAAAAGAAGATGATAATATATGGAAGAAAGTTGTACCAGAAGTTTTTGAATCAAAAAAGAAAAAAGCAATCAAGGGTAAAAGAAACCTTCCTTTTGCAGTTTACCAAAGTTTGAAAAGAATGGAATCTGAATTACAATCTAAAGGCAGGTAGTAGAATAAACCACTACCCACCTTTATTGCATAAGGAGGCTATGCTGTAAATCTGTCTTCTTTCTCCATAATAAGCAACGTTTCTAATTGATGAGTTGTTTCTTTTAATTTATTTAAAAGTTCTACAATAAAATCTATATCGTATTTTTTAGCTGCTAATTTGATTGACCCATTGACATTATTTAATGTATTAAGGTAAATTTTAATATTATCCTTATTTTCCATTTTCTATCTCCTTTTCTGCGTACACTCCGTACATTGTTATTAAAATTGAATCTGCGTTCCATAGAGTAGTCTTCTGGTCGATGTCAATATAATTAGAGGCTATCTCTTTAAGTTTATTCTTTCTGTCTTTCTTTTCTTTTGGAAGTTTAATACCTAACTTCGTTTCCCACCATCTCATCCATTTTTGTGGTGAAACTTCTATTGTTTGAATACTTTTAGCGTCTAGTATTCCCAACCAAATTCCATAGTTTACTCCAAATTTAAACAAAGAACTTCTCCCATCATGGGGCATTGCATGGACTTTTTCTATGTATGCTACTATTTCTTTAAACTCACCTCTATTATATGCTGATTTTGCCATAGTACATATAATAGTTCTACCATGTATTAATTTATGGCATTTATATGGAGTTATTCCGTTCTTCTTTCTTATTTTATCATTTGTTGTTGTGAAACTAATAGCCCCATTAGCACCGGGGTCTATACCTATTACTGTCTTATTCATTGTGCATCTCTCCTATATGAATAGTTATGTGCGCTTTTAACGTACTTTTTCTTATATTGATTTCTCTTTTTGACTGGTGGTTCATATTTAGTTCCAATGGTCTCTCCATCAAAAACTTTTACCACATGGTCTACTAGTTCCGATTCCAACTTTCCCAGACTATCGTTTTCGTATTTATCGCAACCTTTGTTTATTATGTCTATTGGTATTTTTTTGGGGGTGCTATTAACTTTGAGTTTGAACCAATAACAAACCTTTTCATTTTCGTAATAACACCCCAAGCAACTTTTATGCAATATTGTCCTTTTCTGCCATTGTAGAGTTCATGTAGAATTTGCATCTTCCTCCATTGAATCCAACTAAATGAGTTCCAATCTTTCCGTATCTACTTTTAGCAACTATTATCTCACTCTTATATGGGTTAAACTTTTCACTGTCAAAGTTATGTCCATAGAATACAAACATAGCAGATTCAGCAGTTTGTTCAATTACACCTGACTCTGCATAATCACTCATGCGTGGTCGGGGGTCCAATCTCTTTTCTATTTCCCTATTTAATTGTGATACTAATATTGATGAACAGTTCTCTTGCTTACATATCCATTTGTATTCTTGCATGATTCTTTCTATCTCGAACCTTCTTCCTTCTTTAACACCATCCACTTGTATGAGCTGAATATAGTCATCAATCACTACATCTGGTTTATGTTTGGCAATCTCTCTAAGACAATCATCTAGACCTCTTACATTGTCATACATAATGAACTCTCCGTATGTACCTTTTATCTTTTCAGATACGGCTTCAAACTCCACCTTATTGTTCTCAGATAGGTCATTTCGTCTTATAT